CTATTGACACTATTTATCGCTATCGGGTGGATACGAACATTCGCCACTCATAATAATTTCAGACGCAAATTCGAGCATTCCGTTGGCTAGCCAAGGGCTCATACCCGCAGAGACGGACACTGATAGCTCGCTCGATTCATTGTTGGCAACTTCGGCAATGATAATGAAGTTAGTGACAAGCCGCGTGGGCAAAATGTCTCTAATTAGATTCTCAAACTGCTCGCGTAGGGCTTGTTCTTCGTTATCGAACATAGCTACCTCCTAACAAATTTTACATCTACGCCGTCATGACGTGAGTCAATAGGACGCCAATTGGTTTTGCCGCCTGCACTGCTTCCAGCAAAATATCGGAAGATTCTCCAATATTGCTCTCATCTGCGCCAAGTGTCTCGTACCAGGGGGTCTGTATCTCAATCTCGAATGGATTTGAAATATAGTCATAGGAGAGGACTACAGTTTTTTCCCCCACGAGCATCAATTTGGCAGCCTCAATAATTGCATTATTTGTGCCGGCGTTAAAACCAAAACTACGTGTTTCCACCTGCCATGCTAATAAATCACGCTGTGCAGCAATATCCAGAGCCGGTGGGTTGAGCTCGGAATATGAGGTAATTCTGATGGTGTCATCACCGTCTAGGTCAGATGCATCGAGTACAAATGGGTCTGTTGATATTTCTTGAGACGATGTAAATCGCGTTACTGGTTTAGTCCCAACAAACTTACATAGCCAAATTAGATGACTTGCGTCAGCCACTTGAGTATCAACCCATGTGCTTAGAGTGCTCTCGTCGTTTTCATTACGCCCCAGAAAAATATCAAGGTACGCCATCTGAAGAGTTTTCTTTAAGGCATCATCTATCCCTATCGTCGATACATCGATAAATCTAGACAACGGCATATCGATTGGCGCTGTAGTATCAAAATCATCTTCCAGCATAAAGTCTGGTAAATCCGGAAGAATGTGTTCCCGCAAAGCTGTGTTGTTATTTAAAAATTCTAATTGAGGGACAAGAACAGGCGATGTGAAATAAATTGGCTCATCTTCATTTTTTGTGATTGAAATAGTAATTTTAATTGACGGAGACGTATCTGTGAACGGCTCAGACAGCACCCTGATAATTGACCACTGCGGCGAAGCGACACCGTCCGCATTTACAGATGGGCTAGCGGCGTTGATTGTGAAGTCGTACGTGTCGGCAATGCCTACAACTGAATCATCTTCAAAATCAACCGAAACAATTCCACCATTAGGGATTTTTATAGCAAAAACAAAACATGCTCGCGCGTTGTAAAACGACTCGTCTCCTGGAAGCGGGTCTATATATATAGAGTTATTAACTCCACCCGTTAGTTTTAATTGTCTGCATCCCAACGCCGGCTGTAGTTCCGTTACCCCGCCATCTGACAGAATTGTGCTGTACCCATGTCTCCAGGTTCCATATACGTCAAATAGCTTTAGGGTGAAATAATCTCCAGCCAAACGATTAACAATCATGACACGCTCACCGTTACGGTGGCACGAGGAAGAGAACCGAGATATATCATGTCGAGAGCTGTGACCCCGCCTCCCGGGTTTACCTCGACAATTGTGTTCTCGTTTCCGGGCTGTGCGAGTGCAACCCCGTCATAAGGAACAGCTGCCCCAGTGACACTATTGACATAAGCTACGCCTGGTATTGAGCTTGACCGTACTACAACATCAAACACGCGAACTGTTTGCGCCCAGTTTGGCCACTCTCCGGGAGATATGTACGATTCAATCTCATTTGCGACAGTCGCAACAATGCTTGTTGCGGAATATTCGGGGTCTACGGATATATCAATATTGAAAGACATATCGCATATAAGTGCGTCAACAACTACAAAGTACATTCCAGCAACAATACGAGCAGCAATTGCGTCGTATATGTCTTGTTTTACGTCAACGGATAGTGGCGAACCATTTTCGTCACATACAAAAACTGCAAATACACCAGCTTGTTCTCCAGTAAAGTCAGCACGGAGTTGATACATGTCTATAAATTCAGCAGGAACTGGATTTACCAAACCATTTCCTTCGAATTGGAATGATATATCGAGCTCTGGCGGTGGCATAACTACAGCGGAAGTATCGTAAATACCGGACAAAACAGATGCTTGCCCTCCCGCTGTTGTTGCTCGATTAACAACGCGTGTGTAATCAGAGAATGTTGAGGAGGCAACAAAATCAGCTGTAGTCTCAGCTATAGCCTCCATCGTTGAAATGCTGGGTTCTATTGAGCCGATAGCGCGGGGAAAATACTTTAAGTCATATACTTTACATCTATGCGCATCGGCAAAATTTGCAACTACGAATTCTTCTATCTGGTTTGCAGTAACAAGCGATGTGCTTAATGATGCTAAATATGTTGTTGCGCGACTGAAATATTCAGCATCTGTTTCTGGTTCGCTGCCCTGCACAACAGAACCAGTGGTAACACAGGATAGTACCGTAGCGTTGGGCTGAACAATAATAAATTCCGTAGTCGTAGGAATAGATGGTATTACGCCTGGCACGTCACATGTCAAGGTGACTGTTATTTCGTTAGAGTCGACTGGAGCAGCTGCGGCGGACGTAGTTCTAAATGGGTATTGGACTATATTGTCACCAATATTTGCTTCGTAGGAGACAACGAAATCAGACGGGACAATGTCTCCAGGGTTAGACACAACAAATAATGCTTCTACGGTTGCAAACGTGGACTCATACCTACTAAAACCCATAAGGCTTAGTATTCCTTCCATTAAGCCATTAGGGATGCGATTGATTGTGGCAATATTTGCAGATGCAAGCAGGGCGCACGCCTGCAAGATGGAGTCCTCTATTGTCCCAACTCGCGGCGTAAACTCGGGAAGCGCTATTCGCGCATATTCAACTGCCTCGTCATATAGGTCTTCGGCAGTTCTGTCATCACCGGTGAGGTCAATATATTGTGAAAAATCAGGCGACGGCATGTTACCCCTCCAGGGTGATGTTCAATTTGGCTGTGCCAGAAGCGGAAGACCTACTATCTAATTCAGCATTTCTGACTCGTATCTCAGGCCAAAATGTATTGACACAACGCAAAAATTCAGACTTGAGAAATACGCCAAATGACGGGTCACTAACGCCAAATGTCTGTTCTAGGGGCATTTCCCCAACTCTAGTTCTCAAAATAATTGCGACAGCCTGGTATTGATAGGCAGCAGAAGACTCCGCGACTGTCACAGCGCGGCCACGGTCAAAAGTTAAAGGGTATTTCAGAGTGTCCATGTACAACCTACTAACACATATTTTATAGCAATAGTACTTCGCATTACGCCTTCTTGCCTAGCACTACAACTTCGTCGAGCTTCGAATCCAAAAAGGCAACAACCACTATGTCGCCTTTATTTAGCTCTTCTGGTGTGAAAACTTGACATGGGCCAATTGACTGGCTCCCATTAACCGTAGGCACAACAATGAATACATCGTCACCAGACACTCTTGACACTTTGGCAATATGGACACCGGCTTTAAATGCCTTGCCTGATGAACCTTTTGTTGAATTTGTAAAACGCGATAACGGGTCGTATAACATTTATTGAATCCTGTTGACTAATCGAGCGGGGGATGTCGCAACACGGTTAACCAATGGTTTGCCGTTTTGTTTTTTGGGCTCTTCTGGTGTCCTAAATTGTACATCTGCTGACTCCGGCGAGCCTTCGTTGAAGTTTACCGATGTGACGAGATAGCCACCGAAGAAGTAGTCCGGCTGTGGGCCAACAAGGACGGTATGCCCAGGCCGAAGTTGCCCACCATTCGGCATCAAGACGCGACAAGACCCCTGCGCAGCAAGTGGGTCATTGTCTGAAGCTTCAAACTCTGGGAACGTCTCTAGTCTAAAACCGGCCCGATTAATCATATGTGGGGCATATCGCAAATCCGGACTTTCCGTCAGGCCTGCCATCTCTAATTCGGCCATTGATATATTTCCGTCGTTACCCGGTATGTATAAAAGCGGCGTATATTTTCGTATTGCCCGTCCTTTGGATGTTTTAGCTAAAGCTTCAACTAATCCAAATTTCCACATCAAATATTCATGTTGCGCATATACGAGAACATCATCTACAAGAAAACAAACAAACTGATTACCCTGCGCCGTTCGGTCAAGTACATCCCAGACAGACTCTTCTTGGTTGCCGCTCCGAGCGTTGAATTGAGATTTTGTTTTTGCGGTACGTTGCCCAAAGAATGAAAGATTGTATTTTATGGCAACGTTTTTGGCATATTCATATCCCGAGTTTCCACTTACAGACCCTCTTTTTTTATCACGCTTCATCTGCTGTATGGCTCGTTGACAAATGGTTATTGTTACTTCGGGAGAGCCAGATTGACCAGCCCTACAAGAGACATCGGCAATCTCATATTGCCTACCTCGATATTCAACAAGTCGACGCGGCACGAAATAGTTAGAGTTCATCATTCTGTAATCTGTATCGAGAACAGTAATAACAATTTGTGATGCTAAATCCATACTCCACTGAACCGATATTCCAGTAATGCTCTGCTGGAATGTAGTTTGCGCCTGCGTTTCGTAAATATCAGAGAGCTTTACAATCCCGGCAAACGGTGGAGCGCCCTCTCCCGCTTCAATCAGAGTCTGAACTGGGACCCAAATTTTTGTCCCCTCGCCACCTATTAGTTTGGGGGAGTAAAATTTTTTATAGTAGCTTTCCTGCTGTTTGTGTATGTATTCAGAAATTGTTTTTGCAGCCTGCAAGGCACGTTTTTTTTGAGCGGCATCTGTATTTACAAATCTATATTTGCCTAAATACTGTCCAGTTGACTCATATTCAGCATTTATTTCGGCGTTTGTTGTCAGTTTTGTCGCAACACCGTTGCGCATAACAATGCTCGGGAGGATGACATATTCCGACTCAGTAGCACTAACTTGGTATTGATTGATGACTGAAGCAACAGTGGATATAGATTTGTCAGGATTTATATAAACAGGTCGATTAAATAAATCAATGTTTCCCGTATACCAGGATAGTGCTAGGTCGTTTGTGTACTGCGGAACTAGGTCCGAAAGTGCTTTTTCGTCAGCTGCTCTGTTTTTTAATGCCGCAAGCGCCCAAATTTTATAACGCTTATCAAGAGCGGCTGCATATTTGGCCGCAGAAACTCCGTCTTTGAAAACGCCTAAATGCTGACCAGTCGAAAAGTATGTCGACGATGCAGATGCTTGGCTGACTTTGACGCCATCTGCCGAAAATGTTGGAACCAAAACAAAATGTTTTGTCTTTGAACTAAAAGGGAATGTTGAAGTGCCGGACTTCAGATTTCCAGTTACGGCTATTACGGCAGCATCTAGACCTTGAACAGTTTTCCCGATGCGTTTTATATAACGGGTCTGAAGATTTATTGTTCCATATGACCAGATAGACCTGTCTGTTAAGCCAGCATCTTTAACAGACACGTATGCTATTGGCGGCGATGTAATCATAACAAGAATTATTTAGCCCGGCTTGTACTTTGTACGTAGTTCGTTCAACCATGATGTAGGTATTGTAAAATACGGTTGATTTCCTTCTTTTGCCGTTGAGTCTAGGAGTTTCTGTAAAGATGTTTTATCAAACGGATAACGAATTTTCCCAGATGCAATAGAATTTTGTACTTTGCGGAGGAACGCATCTTTGAGATATAGCTGCGTAGCAGTCAATCTACTCGAGCCGGTATTGTTAGTGCTTCCAGACTTAACACCAGCAGCGGGTATGCCATAGGCGAAACGCGGCATAAGTATGAATCGTTGACGCGCAGGGCGAAACTCAATAAAAGACATTGAGCATGTACCTGCCACGGCATTGCCGGTTGCATCATCGCGTGTAAGAGACCATTTCATGTCATCAACTAACCACGAATATGCCTGGATGTGAGGCGACATGTTTTCAAAACCAACCGGTATTCCGGTATCCACTATTAGCTGTAGGCGTTCAAGCTGGTCTTCGATGGAGTTGGTCATTCCGTCGTAATAAGTGAATGCTCTCCCGGATTGACCAGGTGGAACAGATACTTGGCGAATAATTGCAAATTCAAAACTAAGGCGGCGAAGTTTGCCCCCATAGATATCCGCTATTGGCAAGGAATATGGACGCTTAATTTCATTAATCTCAGCGCCAAATCCTTCCATTTCAAACTGAGTTGGTGGCGCTTGAAACGCGTACTCAATTCGTGGGGATGTAATTGTGTACATCAACCTTGGTGATGTCGGCCGATATACGTACCCACCAGGGTTTCTGCTCAGGGAGGGGTTGGGGTTTGCTGGGTCAATATAGTATGTTCGTCCAGTAATTGCTATTTGTGTCATTACGCTCTCCGCCTAGCAGTTTTTTGCATGTCTAGAATTTTCTTTACTACTTCATCAGCAGTTGCTCGAGCATCTTTGGACTCAACAACAGTTATATTAAAGCTGTCCCCGCCATATGAAACGCCAGAACCAGAGGCCATAGCGGCAGCGACGCGTGGAGTAGAAGTGTCGCCCATGGGTCCTATTGGTGGGACGACATGAAGATGGCGCTGTCCATTAACGCCATGGAATTCGGCGAACCCACCAGCATCTGTAATGTTCTTGGCGTATTGCTGCAGATTGTCGCCGGTAAGGTCGAATGCTCGTCCAGTTGCATGGTCTGAACTTGGCGAGCCAAGCCCCCATTCACGCCATGACGATGTAATCATTCGCTTTCCAGGAAGCATGCTATTGAACCTTGAATGAGCACCCATTGTTGCCCTCAGGGCGCGTGGAGTTGTTGTATCCCCGTTTGCTACCTCTCCCTTTTTTTGTGCGCCTCTATCTTGCGACCATCTCCAATTTGTACCATCCCAGTACACTGACGAACCGCCTATCTTGTCCAGCGTGCCAACGGGTATAGTATTCTGTGTTTTGAACCATGGCGGCGCGTCTGACCACCATTGAGGCATTCCGACAATTTGCTTATTTGCTTCTTCAAATGCAGTCGTAATTTCGCTGCGTAGCATCTTGGCTCCGTCATCAAGAGCAGCAAGCATTTCCGTAGACATTGTTCCAGTTTGGAGGAACCGCAATAATTGTGAACCTTCGACGCCCTCTGTAGCGAGTGTTGTGCCTCGTCGCGGCGTATTTGATACACCTATACCAAGGAATTTGCTAAGAGCAGCTCCAATTTGAGATGGGGTGGATGCTCCCTGTAGAAGAGTGCCATTCTTAAGTGCATTTTCAAGATTCGATAGCTGAGCAGCAGCAGCTGGGTCAGTCTTCGCTTTTTCTATTAAGCCACTTACTGCTGTCGTAAGAAGTGTTTGGCCGCCCTGTGTGCTCTCAAAACCAACACCCTTATCAGCTAGAGCTTGGCCAATATTGGTAGTCAGCTGGCTAGCAATGCCAGCCTGTTCATCTCGAAGGACATAACCAGCCAATTTAGTAAATTCATCAGTTGGCGTAACACCGGCAAGCTGGCCCCCGGGTTTAAATATGTCGCCCTTAATATATTTATCAAATCGCGCCAAAAAGTTTTCAATTGGCACGTCTGGAGCGGCTAATTGCTCAAAATCCAAACCCTTTTGATAAAAATCAATCAGTGTTTCCGTTGTTACATTGCCGCCAAGAAGATTGCTCTGCGCCGCTTGCAGGGCGTCTTCCATCCCTCTACCCTCAAGATACGTATTAAACTGCTTGGTTGCCTGGATAGCAATATCTTTCAGAGCGGTATTAATCTCATCCGCCGTCTGCATCATCCCGGCTCCAAGACCCTTGATGGCATCTTGTAGTTTTATTGTGTCGTCGTAAAGATTTACACCTGTTTCGGCTGCAAGTTTATGTATTTCGGCGGCAGACATACCCGTAGCTAGCTGCAACCCGCGCATAGTGTCGTCATAGTGCCGCAGCATCGGGTCAAGTATTTGCTGCTGCTTTTTAAAGTTGCGCCTAAATGAGCCAACGGCCTGCTCCCCATACCCGCCTTGGCCTGACATCAATTCAGCAGTTTTAGAGTCAATAAGCCCGGAGTCAACGTACTCCTTCAGTGCTGCCGCACGGTCTTTCTTATTCATTTTTTCAAAATCATTAATAAATTTTGCTGTTTTGGCTAATGACGCTCTGCCCTTTTTCCCTGTCCCCTCAAGGATGCCGCCCATAATTGACTCGGTAACGGTGTCCATCAGTTTGGCTTTGGTGACGGCTTTTGCGCCTTCGCGCGCCATTTTGTTCCTATTTACTACTGAGCGCCACATTCCAACTGTAGCCATGACACCAGCGGCAGCAAGCATTGCAATAGGACCGCCACCAGCTGCCATAGCTAGCATTGCACCAGCACCAGCGCCAGAAGCGGCACCGCCGGCTGTTGTTTTCGCATTCCATGCTGTTCCGGCAAGTCCTACACCAAGACCAAGAGCTGGATTGAATGGCATTAACATCGCACCTGTATTCATTGCGTTCTGCGCATCCGGGTCACCAAACATTTTTTGGCCCAACCCGCTTTGGAGGAACATGCTGGTTCCAATGGATGCCAACATTCCACCACCCATTGCTGAGCCGCGCATTTTAAGTGCTCGAGCTTTGGCCCGCACCTTTCCTAACGGTTTTGCACCACCCTGTCCACCGGCGGCCATCCGTGCCATGTTTGGGTCGGCATCGGGGTTGTTTTTTAGATAATTAGCCAATCCACCTTCAGCAGCAATCTGTTTGCTTAGCCCTTGCAGCTCTGCAGCATTGCGGTTTAATGCTCCACCGCCCATGAATTCCATGAAACGATTCATTCTGCCAAGTTTGTTTGATTGCCCAGGAGCGCCGGTCCACGCCGGACCAAACATGGTGTTCATGAAGTTGGAGCCCCATTGACGTAGTCCTGTCGTTGGGACATAGTTACCAGGCCCGGACCCCGACGGTGCCGTAGAACCAGGTAGTGGGCCACCGCCAGCACCGCCACCTGCGCCACCGCCCATATTTCCAGCTATGGGACCGCCAGAAAACAATTGAGCAGAGGCCCCTTTATATTCCTTCGTGCCAGGGCGTACAGTGTTGTACAGGTAGCGCAACGCATTTCCGGGCAGACTTCCGGCAAATTTGGCTTGTCCCCTGGCTCGAGTCGGATATGTGGCAATCATGGATGCGTAGGCCGCCTTCATGCGGGACATTACGCCTACATTGTTGTTTGGTTTGTATAATAGCGAGCCTGGATGGCTAGTCGGAACTGGCGGTCCTTGCATGCGCACTTTGGCTATTTGGTCCGGGCGTCTCGGGTCCTCTGGGTGGACTTGCCCAGTATTCAGTAGGTGGTAATTAAACTCTTCGATTCGCCCTGCTAAGGCGCGTCCGCGCTGGACACTCTCTGCCCGTGCCGCTGTAACAACTTTTGCACGCCCTCCTCTTTGGTATTCAAGGCCAAGCCCTGAGCCACCATAACCAAGAACGTTCTGGGTTCCATAGAGGCTTGTTCTGCGCATGTAAGAAACCTGGCCGCGATTTTGACCTGCATCGGTGGACCTAACACCACCGCCAAGACGACCATTTGTCTGAAGCATTTGGTTGGGGGCGTAACCAATGTAGTTGCCGTCAGCATCGTATTGCCTCCCACCGCCTCCATATAGCGGGCCGCTTACCTCTAGGCCTCCATATGGCGTTACGTAACCGCGAGCACCGGGATGTATTGGCTGCATCCGAGCTTTTGCCGGCAGCGAATTTTTTACCAATGTAGGTACGAGCTGCCCACCTGGCCCAATTGGCAATAGCTGAATAGTTCCACCTGTTGAGCTAGCAACTCCGCCCGGCCCAGTCATTCTGGCACCGGCGGGAATTGATGCAGTTGTAGGGAAAGAGCTGCTGCCGTATGTTCTATCTCCAGAACTCTTACTCCCCTTAGAGGGGACACCTTTATAGGCCCAATCAGGAGCTTTTTTGGCACTTGCTGCACCGCCAGCAACATTCCCATTAAGGATTACCGTTCCAGCGTTTACCGTTGCTGTTGTTGCAGATACGCTCGATGCACCTACTGCACCACCGCCCCCCATATTCCCAGCAATACCCATATTGCCGAAAATTCCACCCATTCCGCCTGCCAGCCCAGCGCGCCTTCTGTCATAACGAGCTGAGCGCCGACCTTTGAGTGCAAATCGTGCCGTAGCGCCAACAGCCATTGTTGCACCAATTGGCCCAAGCATCGCCATAAAGTTAAGGACTTTGGCAATCGTCTCAAAGACCTGTCCAACAACTGTAGCCACTTTACTAATAATTGGGAGCGCTGCCGTAAATGCTTTTCTTAACGCATTACCAATATCAAAGAATCCATCTACAATTCGCTTGAGCGCATCACCGAATTGCAAAAACTCTTCTTTATTATCTTTGGCTAGCTGTGCAAACGCCCTAGCGCCAGAGCCAATTCGCTTAAATATTTGTACAAGAGGCTTGCCGAACATGTCAATGACAATCGAGCCGCCCTCGCGCATTGACTCCAGAGAACGTCGTGCTTCATTAAACTCGTTAACAAAAGCTTTGAAAAAATTAGAGGTTCTCTTCCACCATCCAGCTGCAGCAGGAAGGAATTCTCTAAATAATTTAATAGCAAATGTTTCTGTTTTTTCGCTGAGCTTCTCGAGTGCGTCCAATAGTCCGCCACGACCAAATCGTATTAGGTCACCCCGAACCATTCTGAACGCCCGCGTAAGGCCCTCGAAGATAGCGTTCATTGTCTTTTTTACTGGCTCAAGCAAATAACGACCAGCATCTGATAACTCAACAAACGCTTTTACTAAGTAACCTTTAAGCTGCGCCATAAGAGTCTGGTTAACTGTTTTGCCAAACCCTTCAACTCCAGCATCTTTGGCCAGCTGCCCTGATTCAAGTGCTTCAAGAAGTTTCTTAGGGCTACTGTATTTCTTGGCTGCTTTTTCAAACTCGGGACCAATTTGAGATGCAAGCGTTTGTCTTTGGTTATATGCATCCTTAACGTATTGCCCGGATGCTTGTTTTTTGATTATCGATAAGTACTCGGCGGCAGCGGCGAGGCTTTTATCTCGATTACCGCCAGTGCCAAAATCCGCCATCATTTCGAGCTGCTTAACAGCTCTGGGGTCTAGTTTTGCATTCTTACTGAACGTTGCATACGCCTGATTAAGGGCTGTCATTCCATATGTTGCAAGTGTCGAGTTGACCTGCAGCATACGGAGAGCATCAGCTGATTGGGAAATTGCGGTACCAAGCCCGGGTCCCTCTTTAAAACGAAACGCCTGCGCAGCAGCATTGAATTCAGTAAACGCGGCTGCTGCTGTTATCGCGGCAGCGCCCGCTGCGGCTAAAGCGCCAGCGACCGCTTGCATGCCCCAGTTATATAGCTTTACCGCTGCATTACCGATTGCAAATGCGGCATTGACGCTGACAAGGGCAGCTGTAACGGCGAGAAATTCAATACCAAGGCCAATAACTAAATACATGATTTTTCTAGCATGTTTAATAAACATATTGCTAGTCGCATTTAGTTTGCTCATTGCGCCGTTAGCGCCAGTCATGCGTCCAGTAAGTTGGTCCATACGGCCAGCTAGACGATTTGTATCAGTAGCCGCAGAGCGTTCGGCTCGGCCCAGAGCTGTAAGGCGAGCTGCTGTCGCCTCAATCTGCTCTGTGTTCCTTGTGTCTACATCAAGGACAATATTTATACGACTGTCAGCAGCCACTTAAACCCCAAATATGCTCAATATCCTTGAGCTTTACGCTCTGCAGCGGCGCGGTCCGCCTCAATAACTTTAGCACATGCGACACGAATGAGCCATTCGTCTGGCGTGCAGTCAAGGAGCTTTATGGGGTCTGTTCCGAAAAGCTCTCCTAGACGGGCGGCCGTCTCGATGCGGCCGTCCTCAATCAAATCATCTAGGACAGCTTCGTAGGGTTTTCTGTTTGCTCGACAGTATCGCCGTATCCGGCAGCATCGATAATAGCAAGCGCGGCAGCCTCAACATGGGGGTCAAGGCCGAAGAATGCAATTACGGCATCAGGGAGGGCTCGAGTTGAATTGGTCATCTTGAGAACAGACGGGGATGCAAATCCGAGTGACTTTCCATCTTCGAACACCTCTTCGCCATTTAGGTAAATGCCAACAGTGGTATGGCCGATTACCTGGCAAGCGAACTTTGTCGCGTCAATGCCGTTTTTGGTTTCAGAACCGGCATTCTTCTGCCATGCACGCAATTGCTGCTGTGTAATGTTGGGGCTAATTAGCAGTTGCACGCCAGGGCGCTCTGGGACGGAAATGAATATTTCCGGGCGCATTACTTTCTTACCCACGACTGCCTTTAGCTGGCTGAGTACATTGTCGGAGTCGACATCGTCAAAATGCGATGATGGCTCATTGTTTTCGCTGACTGGCTCGTATAGATTGCTCATAGCCGACACACTAGCACTACGGAGGACGCGCTAGTGGATGTAAATAATTACTGTGTTGGCTCGCCCGAGATAGCGAATGTCAGAGCAAATGTTGCTGGGGCACCCGACGATGCGTCACCCTCTGGCTCCGACAGACCGACAAGAAGAGCCTTTGAGTAGACTCTTTCTGACTGGGCATTCTTTAGGTCACAGTCAGTGTCGTAAATCTTGATTTCGTAGTATGCGCGGCCAACGACCTTGCGGGCATCCTTCAGGACGGTGCGAAGGTCTGAATCGTAATGCTTGGTGAGCGTTACGTCGCCAACCTCAGAGGGGGCACAAAGCGTCTCCGGGAAAGGGTTACCGCCCGTGTAAATCTTTTCCACAGAAGCGGTAATTTCACCACCTGAGACTTGCGCGAAATAACCGCTCAGTGTCGGGCCAGTGACATCACCGCCGGCGAGCGGCGTGATTTCGGCAATGATTTGCCTCTGAGCTAATTTTGCTGATGGCATTTATTCCTCCGTTATACCAATGTTGACGTTAGATTGGACTTAGTAATCTCAACCTCGATGCGGTCGCCTATTGAGCTCACGCGAGCACCAATCTTGGCCTTGATTACTCCAGTTGCTAGCTGTGTCAGCGGGTTAATCGCATCATTAACCTGGACTGTGTATCCAGGGTCGAGCTGCTTGCCGGTTCCGTCGAAGGCCTCATACAGGCCACCACCAACGCGGATTCTGTCCATGATTGCGGTTAGTGTCGCAGCAACTCTTGAGAACGTAGAGCGGCGACCATCAATTGGGAGGAACAAGAGTGCCTCAAGCGCAATTTCGGCTTCATGCACAATCTGGTTAAGAACCTCACGAGCGATGATGAATCTAAAGTTATCGGTGTCAGCCGAAGCTGAGCGGGCTCCGTAGATTCGAGTTGTGCCGCTAATGACCTTAATTGCGTTGACAAAGCCCGCATCTAGCGTCTCCGCCTCTGCCTTTGACAGGACAACTGCCGGCACCGTGACAAACTTCGCCTCCGAGCGCTCTCCAGCATATGGGTTCCATGAGCCAAAAGTGTTGTGCACTAGGGCACGCTTTGCGCAAACATAGCCCTCACAGGGAACGGTCTTTGTGAGCGAGCCATCAGGAATCTTGACCCATGGGTAAAAGAACGCTGCAAATTCTGGATTGTCGCCACCGCTTACAATTTCAGCGGATGTGACAGCGCCCGATACTGTCTCGTCAGAGTCAAAGCCAAGAATTGCAATTCTGCGATTGTCGGCCGCGTGGGCAACAAGTGCTGAGCGAACGGCATCGGCGTTGTAGCCAGGCGCACATACCGCACCAGGTCCTAGATTCTCAGTGAACAGGTCAACCGCATCAATGACGTCAGCAGAAGCAATTGTTCCGCCATCGGCACCGCCGGTAAAGTTAGATGCTGCAACTACTGCCGGGATTCCAGTCTCACCCTCATCTGTAGCGGTGACATATAGTGCAGCGATAGAGCTGTTATTGATTTCGTTAACTGCTGCTGCAACTGTCGTGTGTGTAGCAGTTCTGAAAACAAGTGTGTCATTAAGGTAAATCGCAATTCTGAAATTTACTCCCGCTGACGGCTGCGTAACTGCCGCAGTAAGAACACCGCTGTGAGCCCATGTTCCCTTGCCTGCGGCGGTAAGCGTAATAACTGCGGTAGACGACGAGTTGTCTAGCTCCAGCGAAGCCTCCGATGCGGTCGAAGAGACAACGCGTGAAACATAAGCACGAGCGCCACCCTCCTCGAAGAATGTCTGAATTGTCTCATGCGTCCAGCCGGCCGCAATCGCGCCGCCGAAGATGTCTTCGTAATCCGAAAGACTTGTGACTAGATGAACGGTGCCGTCAGGTCCGCGCTCAGTCAGTCCAGCAACGAACATCGTCGCCGTTGCAGCGGTCTGTGTGTTTGTCGGTCCTGTGCGAACCGCCGTTGTTACGATTACACCTGGCATTTGTTCCTCCGTCCCATCCGAAATTGCATGGGCTATTTGTAGTGAGACTACTCAGATTATACTGACTGACTATCTGTTTCTGGCGAACCTTCGCCATCTGATTTTTCATCTTGCTCTAACGCTGATGATAAATCGTTCTCTGTTAATTGTTCCACGTTTTCATCTTCTGCGGCGACACTTTCCGCTGGACGCTCGTTGTTAATAACTGCAGCCAAATCAGCCACAGCACCGTCTAGTACGAGGGGGGATGAAGTTGACGGGCCTTTTTTTCTGCGCTTTTTTTTTGGCTCTTCTTCGGCCGGTATAGGAGTAGCACTAGAAGAAAGTTCAAAACTGCGAGTCTTTAACGACTTTTTGTTAAGCAAAGTATTGACGCGCTCGTTATCTGGATGCACGAGAGCTGTCATCAGCGGCGGCAAATAGACGTCGTTAACAACCATCAGTGTTTGTCCAGAAACGTTTTGGACCTGAATAAGTCCAGAAAAATCAAGGGGAAGCTCGGTTTGTGGACTATTTACAACTTGAATAAAATCGATTGCGTGTGTCATAAAATCTCCTCTAGCAAGTCATCTCGCGACAAGTCGCCGCTGCCGATGACTTCGAGGTCGTATTCGGTAACAGTGCCAATGTCTTCTCTTGTAATGACTTCATCTAATAATAGGTCATAACCTATGAATGCACCGGCAAGAACCCTGTCGCCTTTCAGCAGTGTCAAATCCGAATATTCCTCAGACATTGAAGTTTCCTCTACTCTGGCCTCCCTAACCGAGTCAACCCTTGACAAACATGGATAATCCAGAAGGGCGGACCTGATGACCGTAGTTAGCCTGTCTCGCATCAAAGTGGACTCATAAGACCCTTCCGTCCTAACCCATATGTAGGTCCTCATGCCGTACGCAACCCTATACAGCGGGTCGAGGGTTGTTCCGTCATATTCAAGGCGCGTAAATGATTTGGCATTGATTGCGACGGTGATAATTGAGGGCCACGCGTCAAGAGCAAGCGGCTCATATGTTAAGTACTCGGCGGGCGACGGCAATATGGCGTCATCTACGCCCCACCCGTTGCGGTACTTAATGAGCCTTGTCGGAATGTCGTCTTGTAGGTATGTGTTTATATAGTGCTTTGCAGAATGAGCACCTTGCATTAATTCTTTCATTACGACACTTGCCCATCAACTACCCAGTCGGCAGCATCATTTGCATACTTCTCTGCGAACCCTGTTGGTTCAAATACCAGTTTGCGTTTTGGCATTTTGGTTGTTCCGTATTGATGGAACTTTGCATATTCAACTTTTGTGCCGATAGACATTGATGTTGGCGTAACGGAAAATAGTGAATCAGGACTGTTCCCGGTCATGCTCGCAAGCAACCTTCCTGTCTTAACCATCGGTGGCATGCCCGGAAATCGAGTTGCCTTCCATGCACCGTAGCCAGCATCAAGCGGTGCCCAGCCCCCAGAGGGTAAGCCGCCAAGGGCAAAATTTGATGTATTCATCGCAGAGATTTCTGCTTTCGCTTTGACAAATAGGGGAGCAAAGTTCTTAGACCTGAGAAATGCTGCCGTCAGGCTGGCTTGGGCTTCCTCGACTCCACTAATTTTTATATCAACAGACGACACTTAGATTCTCCGCCGCCTATAACGCCGCAACGCCAATAATTCTTTTTCCGTGAATCCAGTTTCTAGCGGCGCAACGTTACGTGGATTCAGGTCTTTTACGCCGACAACGTCATCGTGCATGTTTTGCATCTCCCGCGTAGCAGCGCGAAGAATAAAAAGCTTGAATAAATGAAGGCTTTCCCCATCAAGCCCGCCTGTGTAGGTAACCTCAACAACATCATTTGGGAAACCCCTATAAAGTTCTAGGCCATAACGCTGGACAACGTAATCGTTACCAGTAGCAGTTGCTTCGCCACCAGATGAAAAAACTCCAGCATCATCACCAGACACAGTAAATGTATTTGTTGTTACGGCGGTGATTTGCTTCCCCGGTACGTTCCAGTCCGATGGCGAGCAGCCGGTAATGCTGACAAATTGGCCGACGGTAAATTTGTGGTTAGCGGCTGTGTATGTCCTCGATGAACCGCTGTGTGAAGCAGCAGTCACTGCTGCCTTGCGCTGAATTGCTTCGCCGAGAAGCATCCCGGTTTCAGAAAGATTTTTGATTTTGACCTGCGAGACAGATGCAACCGGAGTGTTGCGAAGGCTAATCATCACCGATGGTTGGATGTAATTAATTGTCGTGCCAGTTGTGTCGAGACTATGGTCGTAAAAAAATGAAGTAGCGGGGACGCCCTGAAAATACGACGGGATGACATGTGTTTCCACAAATTCATCAACCTCAACCGGCCGCCTTAAGAAGGCTTCAAGTTCACTTTGTAGCCCAAGCAGAACCATTTCAGCAGCGTCTTGTTGACGCAGGCTGAAGCTAATATCCATATAAGTTGTAAGGTCGCTGATTGAAACGAGCACAGTTACACCGCCCTACCGAGACGAATGTTGCGCCTTTCTCTCAGTAAGCCACGGCCCTCTCCGAAACCTGTTGACCTTCTCCCGCCCCCGCCGACAGCATCTCCTAGACGCCGCACGGCGTATGAAGTGGCCCTTTTCCACCAAGATGGCAGAGTTCCGCCCGGGGTTGGTTGACGGCGTGTTGGGGCTGGCAACTCCGTATCAGTTATATTGTTAGTGCTGGGCATAGCTACCTCGCTGTGTAGTCAATGCAAATATTTTACTTTATGCGTCGGCGTTTGGGGGGCGCTCGAACTCCATGGAGTCGATGGAACCAGCTGGGGCCTCAATCGGCACCCATGCTTTTGAGTATTTATGTTCTGCTACTTTGCGCATTTTGATTAGTGAACCATCAAGCAACATGTCAACTTCAATCATTGACATTCCCAGTATGTCCTCAAGTGCACCGGCGCTGTACTGCCCGGATTGGTGTATTTTTTTGACAGTTCTAGACAGATGGTGGTTTACTATGGCTCCACGCGCTCTGTTTAGAACAATATGCATAACCATCGCGTCAATGTCACCGCAATCAACAAGGTGCACGGGAATGTTTGTTGCATATTTTGACTTCAGGCGCTTATTCGTTGCTATCGATATGACGCGGTGAAAACCGTCAATAATAAACCCGGTGTTCTTCTGAACAATAATTGGGTTTATTAAACCATAATCTTCTATTGCCTTACTCAGCAATTTTAAGTCCGGCTTGAGCACGTGTGTTGTTCTCCACGGAGCAGGGCGTAGCTCTTCTATTTTCATTGTTTTCATGGTCCAACCTGCGCTCTGATATTGGCGTTTAGCGTTCTAAGCGCATCTATGCTCGTCCGTAGGGACAATAATTTTTCGCGCTTTGCCTTAAGCAGCGACTCGGCGATTTTATAGTCGAACATCATTTCGTCCATTTTGTAATCTGACCACGCTTCGCGCTCTTTAATAGAGCCTTTCGCCGACAAGTATTCTTTGGCCCAATTGCTTTTATACAGAGCTTCTTTTTTTGCTGCGTCTTCTGCAAGACGCTCAAAAGCTTCTGTTTCCGTCTCTAGCTCTTGTATTAACTCAAGAAGCGTTTCTTCTACATCTATTTGGCTGATTGGTCGATTGCGCACAACTAGATACTACAAGCATTTGTGAGCGGAGACCAATCCACCTTGTCTAGTGCCGACATATTCACGGCCGGCCATTCGTAGGCAGATAGCCCGATGTGGGTCAATGCCATCTGCTCGAGAACCCATGCATCGCATCTATCGTCAGAGCCAGCACCGGACCACACTATTCCAGTTTTAGCTGATATTGATGATATGACTTCGTTTTTGCTAGCATTCCCTTTGCCTGTGGCGAATTTCGCCCTGCACGTTGGGGGCACATCAACATATGTAATGTTGTTTTCCCACAATCTCATACGCACTGCGCCGCCTAGCTCGCCAATACTATGGGCCTGTGAGTTGCGGGAAGCAAATGAGTACCCTTCGATAATTGCGACGCTGATATCAAAATCTCTGCAAAGCCCAAGAATCGTTGAAGAAATATAACTAAGTCTTTCCGCACCCTTGGCTGCTGTTGAAATAACACCAGTGTCACCGTTTATTGAGTATCCAGTTGAGGTAAGAGATAGGTCAATGCCGGCGACGTTCATAAGAGAACAATAGCCCAGATAGCAGAAAACCCGCCGGTCGCGAACAGGCGGGTACTGAGGGTATTAACCTCGCTGCCACGGAGTGGACTATTCTCCGCTAGATTCGACCACCTGCCTTCCTTGTCCGTTGATAAGGATTGCGCGCTAGCTAAATGCTAGCAGTGCAATTTTGCATGCGGTGTAAATAGCGAAGTGCTATTCTTCCCAGCCGTGACGAGATAACCCAAGTTCAAAAGCCAAAGCTGGATATCTTCCTATCCTGTCATGGCATTCTCTGCAGACGGCCATAAGGTTATCTTCGTCCAGAATGGAGCCGCCCTGCGAACGGCGTTTTAACTCATGTATATCTACACTGCGCCGCCGTGAATATACGACTTTCTCGTCATGCTCTGCAAAAACAGGACACGCTTCGCAGTGTGGACGTTGCTCCAGAAGGCGAGCGACTAATGGTCTACGTAGCCGATACTCGGCTTCTTTTTTCTTGGACCTATGGCGCATCACTCCATATTAACGGAGTCGAATTCCCATCGTCCGTCTAGTGCTGCCCAAAGAGCTTCGTCAGCCGCTGATGGTTCCATGTCGAACTCTTCCATAAGACGCTTGTGCTGGAGAATTGCATTCTCAAACAACTCTTCACGCGAGGTGAATTGACCGTCCTCTGGCATGGCGCTCACCCGGTCCAACTTCATTTGGACATAGTGCTTAAAGCGCTCAATCTTGTGTCGGCGCGAACCGTAGGTTGCAATCGCTTCTGCCAATAGGCCAGCACCAGATGCCCCAAGGGATTCGTATCTCTCTCTGTCGGCATCTTCGTCATCCAGCAGGTCTGAAATTTGGTCGTCTAGGTTCTCTATCAGAGATGCGAGTGCTTTCTTCCATCTACTTCTGTTAGATGGGAGCTCGAGGTATTCGCGCTGCGAGTGACCGATTTTGTTCTTTACGTCGTCCGCAACAATTCGTGCGAATGCGTCATCATTCATTCTAGTTCCAGTATGTAC